CCTTTATTCAATGTGTACGACTAAATCACAAAATTTGCGATGCTCATGCGGGCGTAAAATTTAGCACCCTCACGTAAAAGTTTCTTTCCATACCTCGTTAAAATTCCCTTGCGTGGGCAAAACGACTCGGGATCTAACACAACTGGAGTCTGTGTTAGGGGTACGTATGGACAATAAAAATAACCCGAGTCCATGTACGAATCACCCTTGTAGCCCATCATCATTTGACCTGTCGGGAACAACGGATCTTTATACAATCTCCAACGGCTATTTACTGTTCCGACGTATTGAATACCGAGAGACGAAGTAAATGTTTCCGAAGGAGCGGGAGCAAAACCGGCGGTTGCTGTTTCAAAAATAGAAGCAACTTCAGGAGAAGTTACAATCCAGTTACAGCCACCACGAAGGGTCTTGCGGTGAACAACGTTCGATACTTCTACGATCTTCACGTACAAAGATTCATATTTTTCTTTAATTGTATCACCCAACGCCGTGTTGAAATCCCACGATGCAACCGTACCGGCATTATTTCGGAGATCCGTCAATACTTCACGGTCGATTTCAAGGTTAATTTCTTGAGCTAAAACTGCGGTTAATTCAGCTTCAGCGTCAAGGTTGTGCTGGGATCGAAGATCCTGTTGAGCTTCATAGCTCCAGACGGCCTTGAGCTTACGCGTCTTAGCGGCAATTTCTTCGCTTTCAATCACGAGATTGATTTCAGGAAGATCCTGATTGCATTCCATGTTGTACTCATACGAGATAACAACGTGGTTCGCAGCAGCAGGAGCGCCTGTCCAGTTAATAACCAATTCACCAGTAGCGAGATTCAAGCTACCACTAGATACGGGTGTTCCGGTCAAACCACTACCAAGATCGGTAGGAGTGAAAGTGCCGTTCTGATCGATTGTGAAAGTTGTAACTGCTGTTGAGCCAACATAAATAGTACCGGTAACTGTTCCTGCGAGCACCGGAGTATGCTCTAGAGGAGCATAAGCGGCAGTCGAACTCACGCCAGCGTCAGTCGAAGTTGTTTCGTTCTGAATAAACTGGTGAGTATAGAAAATGTCCAAGTTTGCATCACCACTCGAAAGTTGCTGCAAAGAATTGGCATCATCACCGGGATATCCGCTATTGTTAGTCGCACCACGGGTCGAGCCCTTGTTGGTGCTGTAACGGAAGCGGAGATAATACACCAAACCAGTCGGGCCAAGTAACGGCTGGACTGAAACGATCTTATTGGCGATTAACTGCGGATAAATACGACGAACAAGCGGAATGCTGATTCTCTTGAACTGAGCAATGTCGCTGCTGTCTGTCGATGTTTCATTGATTAATCTCTGGTTTTCAAGCAAAACGGATGTGACGGAGCGTGTACCACGATCTTCAATACCGTTCAGCAAACCAGTTTGATTCCATCTTTTTTCAAGCTCTCTGGCTTCGTTGAGATATGCTGCATTAGCATTCATTATAAAAACTCCTTATTGTTCAAACTTAATATAGTTTACTGTGTTAGTTTTACGCGTCATTTTTCAAACCAGATAACACTTGCATCTGTCTGAAAAATTCTTCGTTACCTTCCACTAACGTGGTATCTTGCGCTACTTCGGGTGCTGCCACTGGTTCACTGTTGTACTCAGCGATAATACCTTCTGTAACAATCTTTCCTCGCCCCATTACATTCTTCGCTTGTTCAACTCTTTCTTTCTTTACATGTTGTGTCGCTTCTGTCACAACACCTTGTGCCTGACGTAGCGATTCATTTAACTTATTAATTTCAGTAGAAAGTCTGATGTTTCTCGCTTCGAGAATTCTCTTATGACCTTCCAACTCCTCGACTTTATGACGAGTTTCTTCCAGCTTGCTATTAGTCACCGCACTAAAGTCATCATCAGAGATGTAATCAGAGACAACATCAACGATCTTGTCCAATGCAACTCTGTGTTCGACAGTGCGAGGATCATTAACGAGATCACGACGAGCTTGTTCATAAATCTCATGACCCTTATATTGCAGGAATTGATCGACTTTATCGATCATATAATCCTTCATTTCGGCTAACTTTTTGTCGTAGGTTTCGTACATATCAACTTCAATATTTTCGTTCTTACCACGTTCCGATAAGAGCATTTGATATGCTTCTTCGTAACCTTCTTCAAGTGCCTGCTCGAACTCAATTTTTTGAGTTTCGAGACGATTACGTAAATCTTGGATAATTTGGTATGCTTCTGCATATCCTTGTTCTGCTTTTGTTTCTTCTGATTTCAATTCAGATGAAACTTGAGCATATGCTTCTTGTAGTTTCTGGTTATACTCCGCTTCAAGCTCTTTCTTGGCTTCAACCAGATCCTTCTTAATAGCCTCGGATACGGGACCAAGTTTATCCTGCGGTAAGAGTTTGCTGAGTGCTTCGACAATCTTATCCATCAGTTTAACCTCGCTTTTAATTCTCTAGTTTGTGTCTCAATAAATGAACCTAAGCAAGCTAGTATTAGGTTTTCATTCTCAACCATATCTATGCTCTTAACTTCATTTTTCAAAGTATTATTATTGATTTGTGGATACGCCACACTTTCTTTCCTTGTTGATACCACTTTCTCTTGGAAAGCGGCATAAGTGGAAGGATCAGCAACTGCATCAAACGTGATGAGTTTGTAACTTTCAC